GATTTCATGGAAATCGTGGTGAAGCAAAATGAGTGAGACAAATACATTTGGGTTTAATGATTTTATCAATAGTTTAGAGGATATCATTAACAATTATGAATCTGAGGCCAAGGACTTTATTGAAGGAATTCAAGTTGAAACGGTAGCAAATGCAATACTAAATACTCCTGTAATAAGTGGTAATTTAAAACGAAGTTGGAATTGGAAACCACCTGAAAAAACAGGAAATACAATATCCGGTGAAGTTGGTTCTGATGGAGGTATTGCTCCTTATGCAAGAGCGGTAGAGTTAGGAAAATCAACTCCTTCAGGTGGATGGATTCCAGGGCAATTTATTCTTACTAAACAGGTTGAAAAAATGAACGATGAATTTGAAAATAGAGCAGTAGATTTTTTCAATGATCTTACATCTGAGGTGAGATTATGATTGCTTTAAATGACATAAAGAACGCTATCACTAAAAGATTATATAACTTCACATCATTGACAATCTATGGTGAAGTAAATGAAAAAGAGTTAAAGAAACCATGCCTATGTGTAGATATAATTCCTATTTATTCCACAAAAATAAATGTAGATTTATTCAATAAATCCTTATTAATAGATATTGTTTATTTAACAGTAAAGCAATCAAAGACAGAAAACTATGCAATGATTGATAATATGCAATTAATATTTGATAAGTCCTTAAAAGTCGGTGAGACCTATTTTCACATATTACAACTTGATTCGAAAATAGTGGAAAATGTGCTACATACACAATTTAAACTGAATTATTTGGATGGAATAGATGATTTTACTGTTGATATACCAATTACAGATGAAGAAACTGGTATACCTAGTGTTAAAACTATAACTCTGAAAAATAGTGAACTGGATGAAGAATTAGGTTATAAGGAAGACACAATAAAAATAATGCAAGAATTAGAGATTAAATAAATTATAAAGTGAGGTAATTTAAATGGGAATGCCTGAAATTTTAATAACGTTTAAAACACAAGGAACATCGGCAATTGAAAGATCAGCTAGAGGTGTTGTCGCTTTGATTCTGGAAGATACTACAGCTAAAACAAAAACTTATAGTGATATTACAGAAATTGTAACAGGTGATTTTAGTACACAAAATATCAATTATATCAAATTAGCACTACAAGGATGTTCAAAAGTTATTGCAACAAGTTTAGTTGATCCAGTAGATTATTTAGATGCATTAGTTATATTAAAAAATATGGAATTCAATTATTTAGCTTGTCCTAGTCTGGCTGTTGGTACAGATATAGCAACATGGATTAAAGCACAAAGAGCAAATAAGAAGATATTTAAAGCTGTATTGGCAAATTCTGTTTCTGATGATGAGGGGATTATCAACTTCACTACGACTGGTATTAAAGTTGGAGAAGTGGCCTATACCACGGCAGAATATACAGTTCGTTTAGCAGGTATATTTGCCGGATTAGAATTTACTAGAAGTGCCACATACTTTGTGCTACCAGAAGTAACAGCAATCACGGATAATGCAGATCCAGATGGTGCAATTGACGATGGAGAATTAATTTTAGTTAACGATGGAAGTAAAATTAAAATTGCTAGAGCAGTAAATTCTTTGACAACTTTTACAGCAGATAAAGGTGAAGATTTTAGCAAGATAAGAAATATTGAGATTATTGATATGATGTCAAACGACATTAGAAACACTTTTGCAGACGCTTATGTTGGGAAAATTATTAATACTTATGACAATAAAGTTTTATTTTGTGCTGCCGTAAATAGTTATCTTGATACGCTGGCAACTGAAAGTGTGTTAGATCCTGATTCTACTAACAGAGTTGGTGTAGATATTGTTGCTCAAACTGCTTATATTGCGTCTAAGGGTATAGATACTAGCACAATGGACGAATTGGAAATTAAGAAATATAACACAGGTTCCAATGTTTTTGTGGCTGGAACAGCAAAAATAACTGATGCAATGGAAGACTTAACTTTTAATATAGCTCTTTAAATAAAATTGAAATGAGGTTTAAATTATGAGTAATAAAAATAAAGTTATTAATGGCACTTACGGAAAATTATGGATTAATGGTGTTGAAGTAGCAGAACTTAGTAAGTTTTCTTCTAAAGTTACTAAAAAATATGAAGAACGTCATCCATGTGGTCAATTAGGGACGGAAAGAACCCTCATAAGTTGGGATGGTGAAGGATCTTATACTGTTAAAAAGGTATATTCCAGTGCTAAAAAAAGCTTAGTAGCAATTCAAAAAACTGGAAAAGACGTTGATATGCAAATCACTGGAAAATTAGCAGATAAAAACAGTGCTGGACAAGAGGGTATTGTCTATCCAAATTGCATTACTGAATCTTTGAATCTTATGGATTTTGAGTCAGGAAAAGTAGTGGAAGATTCAGTATCCTTCAAATTTAATCCAGATAATGTTTACTATACAGATTCAATTTAAGAGAGGGGAATAATTTTGAGTAATAAAACAAAAAAAGCAACTTTAGCTGATTTTATTTCTAAGGCTACAGATAAAGAAGATAAAATTGAAACTAAAGAAGTAAGAGTAATTAGTATAGATAAAACTATTATTATTAGAAATTTATCACAAGATAAGCTTATGGAATTAATAGATAAAGTCGGAGATAAAGGAACTGACATGGAGCAAGGTGATAAATTAAATGGATATATTTGTTATGAATGTGTCACAGAACCTAATTTAAAAGAAGAATTGAAAGATGCAGAAATTCAAAAACAATTAGGTGCTTCTAGTCCTGTAGATGCGGTGTCGAAAATGTTGAATTTTAAAGAGAGAGCGGAGATTACTAAGGCAATCATGGAATTTAGTGATCTTAATGCGGATACAATTGAAGTCTTAAAAAACTAATAAGCAGTAACAAAGACATTTTTATGCTTTCATATTATTTAGACAAAGGTGTTCCAATGTCTGAGTTACTGCAATTAAGTAGATTAGAAAAAGATCTCCACATAGCTTCAATGGAATTCAATATTGAGAGATTAAATTCACAATGAGTTTAATCTCTCTTTTCTATGTCTTTTATGGGAGGTGAGAATATTAAATGGCTACAAATACTATTGGGGCTATTTTTACATTAAATGATAGTGGATTTAGGCAACGAATAACCCAAAACATAAATTCCACTCGCCAAATGAGAAATGGATTAGATGATGCGACAAATAGCACACGAAATTTAGGCCAAAGTTCTGGTATCCTTGGCGGTAGTTTAGGAAGTCTAGCAACAAAAGCATTAGGTGTTGCTACAGCATACCTGAGTGTAAAAAGTGCAGTAGGATTATTTAAAGATGGGTTGAATCAAACTTCTAGCATGGAACAGTATAAAAATACACTAGAAACAGTAATGAAATCTAGCCAGAAAGCTTCAGAAGCAATTGTTTGGGCAACAAATTTTGCGAATAAAACACCCTATGAAACTGGGGATGTTATCGATGCAACTGTTAAATTAACGTCTTATGGCATGGTAGCAAAGGATGTACTTGGTGGCATTGGTGATATGTCCTCAGTAATGGGAAAAGGTCTTGATCAAGCAGTTGAAGCCATTGCTGATGCCCAGTCGGGGGAGCTTGAAAGATTAAAAGAATTCGGGATCAAGAAGCAAGACGTAATTGATGAAGCTGCTAAAACTATGAAGGGTAAAGAAATTGTAAATTCCAAGGGTCAAATTACCGATCAAGAAGGTTTTAATAAAGCTTTATTCTCTTTGATGGATACTAGATTTAAGGGTGGTATGGATAAACAATCCACATCGTACAAAGGCTTGATGTCAACTATTACCGGGGTTTGGAAGACTGGTTTAGGAAATATTATGGGCGTTACTGAAGATGGTTCAATTCGCGCAGGTAGTATGTTTGAAGGCATAAAAAATAAAGTTAAGATTGTTGCTGATACAGTTCAAGCATGGTCTAACAATGGTTCATTTACTTTAATTGGAAACAGAATTGAAAGTATTGGCAAACAATTTAATATCTTGAGTAATAAATATTTACCTAAAGTAAAAACAGGAATAGGATTAATAACTAAAATTGTAACAGACCTATATGCAGACGCTAAACCTGCCTTGACATGGATAGCGGAAAATGGATTCAATGTAATATCAGGAACCATTGAGACGGTTTGGAGTGTATCTAAAAAGACCTTTGATTTTATAAATGACAATTGGAGTACAATTAAACCTTTGGTTGAAGGACTTGTAATTGCATGGGGTACATATAAGGCTATCACGTTGGCGATAACTGGTGTTACCAAAGGAATGGCTATAGCACAACTTGCTTTAAATATGGCAATGAGTGCTAATCCAATGGGTTTAGTGATTACTGCAATTGGTTTATTAATAGGTGCAGGGATTTTACTATACCAGAATTGGGATACAGTTAAACAGGTGTTAAGTGATACTTGGGTAAGTATTAAAAATACTTTTGCTAATGGCGCAAACGTAGTTA